TGCAGTCTTACACTGCATCGCAACTCTTTATTCTAACAGTACGATTGAAATAGCCCTAGCTCGCAAAGTCGTACACACCCGACTTTTGCTAGATACATTTGTCTACAAAATAAATAAAGAAAGTAATAAATGTAAACCCTTATTATTTACACTCGGAAATCACCCTTTCCGTTTAATCTCATTCACTTACGTTGAATTAATAGAGGTCGCACCCCTCTATAAACATCGTGATTTTTTATAGATGTTCACAAAACATCTTTTCCGCCGGGACATATTTGGCTCTATCGCTGATCATACTATGTACAGATCAGTTCCATTTACACCCTTAATTTACAAGCAACTTCTTGTATAGCCCAACTTCTTCATTGGAGATGGCTGTTACCTATCCCTTCGAACATGCACCTATCTTAACCTAATTCTTTATAGTTATAAACTAGCTAATACAAATCCTAGTCACTTTAGCTCTGAATTACATAAAAAGACAAGCCCCACTGTTCTTGAGACGGTTTAATCGTAAACTTCGACTACCCAATATCTTTACTGAGTGTGCGGACGATACTACTTCATTTCCCATGTGCATCAACACATGGCGGCCCTGGTAAGCCGACCCTTTATAGTAGTCCCTACCAATATCATTCGAAAACATGGAGGCACTAAGCAATCATTACACGCTTATTACCTTGTGACTTAAAACCCCTGACATAAAAAACCAACCCGACTTGTTCACAACTATGACAATTACAATCAAAGAGGAGAACAAGGGTACACACCAGGAAACAAGTCAACGCATTCATGCACAAATCAATTTATTATTAAAACAATCCGGTATCACAAACTACCAACCACAAAGCTTCACTAGTCTACCCAATCTATTGAACATTCAAGCTCATTTACGCACACAAATGACTGATGAAGCTATGTCTAAAATTGAAGGCCTCGTCGCTCTATACGGCGCCCTTTCATCTACTAGCAACGCAACTGGATTCATTAGCGTACTTACACTTTACGCTAAAACACATCATTCTAAATCTATTATCACGCAATTAACCACTATTGCCAAAGACTTATTTACAGATTTCACACCACAATCCTCTACAGATCGACCACAATGGTTGAATGATATGACAAATGCCCTTCACAATTGGCGTTTGTTAACTAGTTCACCCACATTTGGGAAAATCTCTAGAGTTCTATCACTTTTGGTCACACTCGGTGTAACCGATCGCATGTCTTGCAACCTTGGCAACTTCGAATTGTTCGCAATTGAAGCCCAAAATAAACAAGCCAACGCTTTCGATCTCATCGATGCACTTATTGACACCGTAGTTTTCTTCGCTGAAGGCGCATACCAATGCTTTCAAAAAGGATCACTAAAACCCTTATTATTCAATTCTTCGTCTATCATTGAACTCGAAGAGCAATTCATCAGACTTACTACTCTTTGGGAATTCGCACGCAACGGAAACTTGCAGCAATATGCCCAAACTGATGAAGCGCAATTCGATAAAGAACTTACCGATACCATTGAAAAATTATCTCACTTCTACAAAACCATGCCTAATGGTCCAGAAAAGAAAATTGTTCAACAAAAATGGGAAGCTCTTAGTAAAATGCAAAACGAATTTATCGCTACCCGTGTCACTGGTGGTTTACGCAAATCACCATTCGTTACCAAAATTAGTGGAAAATCTTCCATGGGGAAGTCCACTTTCGCAGACCTTACCATGGCAACTGGTCTCAAAGCTATGGGAGTACCATCATCACCTGAATATATCGTTACATTGGACGAGAAAGACAAGTATATGTCGTCTTATCGTTCTTATATTACCGGTATTAAGATGGATGATTATGGCAATTCCAAAGCTGCCTTCTGGGAGACCGCTCCCTCAGACTGGATTATCAAAATCTGCAACAACATTCGTCAAGCCGCAATTATGGCTGATCTTGCTAACAAAGGCAAGGTCACCATTGATCCACGCGTCATGACTATTACCACTAATGTTGAAGATCTACATGCAGGTCTTACATCCAATAATCCTATGTCTATCTTGAGACGTTGTCACGTCCACGTCGATTTGAAGGTTCGCCCTCAATTCTTGACTGACAACATGCTCGACTCTGAAAAAGTTCTTGAAATTTGTGGATCTCTGGACACCATCAATGATATTTGGCTTATCGACATCAAAAAGCCAATTGGAGATGGTCCAGGAAAACAAAACTTCAATTCTTGGGAAATTATTCACAAAGATATGAACATTTTTGACTATTTGGACTACATTGCTGTTAAAGCACAAAAACACAATGTACAACAAACGTCACTTGTTGAATCTTTTAAAGACCCAGCTGGATTAATCAATCTCTGTGCCGAATGCAACCACATTCAGCAAAGATGTACTTGCGAAGCCGTATATGAACCTCATTTCGGTGAACGTATCGCAACTACTCTTAAAACAAAACTTGATTCAAGTACTATTCAGATCAAAAAATTCCAACTCGTTGCTGAAACTAAGATTGAGGATTTTACCGTCAAAGCACTTATCGACGGTTATTCTTGGTTTTGGACTTCACCCTATTCTTATTGGACATCCTACGTTCCCGAATCGTGGATGGACAATGAATGGGTCAAAATAGGCATTCTATATGCTGGCCAAGATTGGATTGGACAGGAAATCCAGAATTATGTATACAACTATTTTCTCATTACAGCAATTCTAACTTTCTCTTCATCCTTGATTAGCTACTATTTTGGATTCATCGTCTTCTTCACCGCATTACTATATTTTTCTACATGTTATGCTGGTGTCGTTGAGGCCAAGAAAAACGCCTATCTCAATGAAATTCAAAAACGACGCGGAGTACTCCCCGAACTCTTTCAAAATGCACGGGACAAGCACATTCAATACGCCTGCGGCGCATTCGCATCATTAGCACTAATTTATGGTGTTGCGCAAGTTGTACGTGCTTTTCGTCAATCTCTTTCCATGCAGGGATCCTTACAACCTGCTTCCGTAGCCGAAATCCGTGAACGTGATACACAAATCAATCCGTGGAAAAGGACCGCACCTGTCGAGGAAACTTACACTAGTTATTTTGCTAACCCAAGCATGATTAACAATCGTATTTCCAAGGCACTCGGTCAAATTTTCATTGATAACAAATTTTGTGGGGCATTTGCAGTGGCCACCAATGTCATTGCAATTCCTTATCACTTTTTACCTTCCGCAACCGCATTAGCTAAAATTGTTTTAGGAAAGCGTCCTATTAAGTTTTTACTCAACCCTAAACTTACAATACGCGTTGCTCAATCAGATTTAGCTCTCATCTACGTACCAAATACCGGACCTTTGAAGGATATGACTTCTTTCTTCAATTCCGAATATATCACACAACCTCTACAAGCAACACTTTATGGCTTAGATTCTCTAGCCCAATCATTTGCTTCCAAGATTATGTGGCAATTCACTCCAGGAGTTAGTAACGGACCTTACGTCTTCAATGGAGCATACTATGACCTAACCGGCATGAACACTTTCGCCGGCATGTGTATGTCACCCATTGTTTCTGAAACTAACAGGAAAGGTATTTTAGGATTCCACATTGGTGGTGTTACAGACACTACCAAGGGCTGTGGCATGGCCGTATTAGCCACAGACCTCAAATTTGCCATGCACGAATTATTCCGACTAAGTAAGACATTCGTTCAAGGCCCTCAAGCTTCTGATATTGAAGATGTAGTAGCTGGTAAACAAATTCTAGTGAGCCCCGATGTTCACAGAAAATGTCCATCCAATTACATTTCCGAAGAATCAGCTGTTGAAATTTATGGAACTGTCACCCGCAGTAATCCTTTTGATTCAGCAGTTATTCCTACACCAATCTCAGAAATCGTAGAGGAAGTCACTGGCGTCAAAAACCAGTGGGGACCTCCCAAATTCGTTGACCCTATTATCCGTGAAGAAGATGGTCATACAGATTTACAACGATGGAAACCCTGGTTTGCCTCGTTAGACGTCTGTTCTCAACCTTCTAATGGATTTGATCCTGCGCATGTCGAAGCTGCAATGGATGACTATTTGTTTGAGCTGAAGGATTGCTTCAATAAACAAAAATCGTTATGGTCTGTCGACATGAAACCACTAAACAATGTGGAAATTGTGTCTGGCAAAGACGGTGTCAGATTTATCGATAGTATGAATTCAAGTACCTCCATGGGTTATCCTATTGGTGGTCCTAAATCAAACTATTTGGTAGATTTGGAACCAACTCCCGAAAATGCTGCACCTCGCACTTTTACACCCGAAATCTGGGCTCTCGCTGCCGAACTCGAAGAGCGCGCAGATGAAGGTATATTCCTCAACCAAATATTTGGATCTTCTCTCAAAGATGAGCCTACAAAGCTCAGCAAGGAGAAAGTCCGAGTATTCCAAGCAGCACCCATTGCCTTGCAAATATTGATCCGAAAGTATTATTTACCAGTAGCAAGATTCTTATCCGTGAATCCGCTATTGGCTGAATGTGCTGTAGGTATTAATAGTCATGGCCCCGAATGGCATCAACTTAGTGAACATATGGCTAAATTTGGCGATGACCGTGTCATCGCTGGAGATTACGCCAAATACGACCTACGTATGCCTGAACAACTTACATTAACTGCGTTTGCAACTATGATTGAAATCGCTACTTGGAGTGGAAACTATACCGCTCAAGATATCAAAATCATGAAAGCAATTGCACACGATGTGTGTTCACCTCTCGTTGCCTACAATGGCACTTTGATCAGATTTATGGGCACCAATCCCTCTGGTCAAAACATGACTGTCTACATTAATAGTATCGTGAACTCACTATTACATAGACTTGCCTTTTTTGACGCCTATTCTGATGAAGAATTGGACCACATTGGTTTCAATATTCTAGGATTAGGTCGTCGTGCCACTTTTCGTGATCTTTGCGCTCTCGCTACTTATGGAGATGATGCAAAGGGATCGGTGAGGGAAGGTTTCGACAAATTTAATCACGTATCTATGGCTAATTACCTTGCAGCCAACGATATCGTTTTTACTATGCCAGATAAGGAATCAGATCCGATTCCTTTCATGTCGAGATTTAAAGCAGATTTTCTTAAACGCAAGGACCTATTCAATCCCGATCTAGGTGTTTATGTTGGAGCTTTGGATGAGAACAGTATCTTCAAGTCTCTCCATTCCATTATTAAATCCAAGGTCGTTACACCCATGTCTGTAAGCGCTATGAACTTAGACGGCGCATTACGGGAATGGTTTTATCATGGTCCCACAATTTACGAGAATCGTCGTGAGCAGGTTTCCAAGATTGCCCTGAAAGCAAACTTAGCAGTACCTGGTTTATTACTTTCTTACCAGGATCGTGTCGAAAATTGGCGCGAAAAATATGAAGTACAGTCTGGTACTGTAAATACCACATCTAGTTCAGATTCCATACTTGAGGAAATTGAGGAAATTTGTGTAGAATTGCAGGGCATGTTAGGCCCTGAATCTACAGAGGAAGAACCTTTACAATATATTGACCTCGAAGAACGTGTAATTGAAGTTCTTGGCAGACCTACACTTAGGAATGCCATTATCTGCAATGCCACGTTCGGAGAAATTGATTTATTATATGAAACTGAACAGACCATTTTATGTATTGAATGCAAGAACATTAGAGATGGACCCGCTTATCACACGAAACGCGCTACAGCTCAAGCTCGCAAATATGCTCGAGTATTTAAAACTCTTCGTCCAGATTGTACAGTGTACGGTCTTATATGTACTGAGTTTGGATTTACCATTGTTTCATGTTTAGGTAAACCCAAATTCCCCAAAAAATTTGCTGCTCTATTAGATTCCGCTCCCATGGATACCTAATAGAAAAGTAGAACCCCTGTCCGGCATGACTTAAAACTGCTCGGTGGAGTTTACCTCAACTTCAACGTTACCTAAATAGGAGCCAAAGAGGCATGTAGTACTGATTACAGATGTATGAATTAGGTTCAATATTTCCTAATCCGCAGACTGCTTTACTACATTATAAATGACGCGAACATGCGAGTGATTATTCAGTCACAGTGGTTAATAGCCCCACACACAAAATATGAATAGGCTATCGCGTTGATGCACGCTTTAGACCCTTATACAACAAACCGCATTTCTAACAATTTAAATTTTATTTATACACCCCAAAGTGGCGCCCTTGGTACTATCCAAGAGGAGGGCACTGCTAATCTCACTTCTCAAATTACAAACTTTCAAGAACAAGACCCTGGTTGGACCACGGGAATTGGCTCCGGAAGCGATGCCACTATGAATCTAAGTAACACTAATGATTCTGACCTTGGTAATTTTCTCTCTCGTCCCACGAGAATTGCAGAATACCAATGGGCTGTCTCTTCACCTCTCTTTGAACGTTTCAACCCCTGGGCACTCTTTCTCAATGACCCCCGTGTCACCGAGAAGATTGCCAATTTCGAACTATATAGAAGCAAGCTACATGTCAAGATTGTCATTTCTGGAACGGGTTTCCATTATGGCAGGTCTCTTGTTTCTTATAATCCTTTGTCTGGCTTTGATGAAATTACTACTCAACGCAACTTCCTTGATGTAGATTTAATCGCAGCTTCACAAAAACCACACTTCTTTCTGAATCCAACCAACAATTCAGGAGGACAACTCGATCTCCCATTTTTCTGGCCTAAAAACTACTTATCCCTGAGTGGTCCGGACAGGAATGATATGGGCGAGATGGTGATCAAATCGTTTGGAGTACTTCAGCACGCTAATGAAGGCGACGATCCAGTCACAGTTACGGTATTTGCTTGGGCCTCTGATGTGGTATTGACAATGCCAACATCTCTGACCACCCTTACAGCACTGAATTATACGCCTCAATCCGGATCCCTCAATTCCGGAGATGAATATGGTAAAGGCATTATTTCAGCACCAGCCTCAGCAATCGCGCATGCTGCTGGCAAACTCACAGATGTACCTACAATCGGTCCATATGCACGCGCAACAGAAATGGTAGCTTCAGGAGTCGGATCCTTAGCTACCCATTGGGGATATTCTCGTCCTCCCATCATTACAGATATTGTACTACAAAAACCTACACCCACAGGAAATTTATCTAATACTGATGCGGCTGACGCAATTAACAAACTCTCTCTTGATTCCAAACAAGAAATTACAATTGACTCAAGAACTGTAGGACTTGATGGAGAAGATCAAATGGACATCTCACGCTTCGTGCAACGAGAATCGTTCTTAGATCGCTTCACCATGAATACAGCAACTGGGCCAGATTCATTGTTATGGAATTCGCGAGTTACTCCAATGTTATATGGAGTTCTTACTGATGAAATTCATCCCACACCTATGTCTTATATGGCACAATCTTTTAATAAATGGCAAGGGTCGATTACATATCGATTCCAGGTCATCAAATCTAATTTTCATAAAGGTAAGATTTTAATTCGTTGGGACCCTAGAGCCAACGATGCAAATATCCAATACAACACCGTCTACAGTAGGGTGATCGATCTCGCAGAATGCGATGATTTCGAAATCACTGTAGGTTGGGGCCAGGCAGCTCCATTTTTATCATGCGGGTCAATGAACACAACAGATGTTCTATTTTCCGACACTACTCGCTTGTTAAATGATACTAGTTCCAAATACAATGGCGTCCTTGAAGTCGCCGTCGTAAATACTCTGGTATCTCCATCTATTGACTCACCTATCCAATTTAATGTCTTCGTATCTGCGTGCGACGATATGAAATTTGGTGAAGTTCAAACAGATGGTATGAACGCATATAGTTTGTGGCCTACACCTCCAGCAATACGTAGGTCGCAAGATAGACCACTATACGAACCACAATCAGGTATAGTGGATGCACTTGCCATTTCGGGCACCAGTGAAGGAAATACTGATGCTCCTACAAACCCAGATCCTATTCAACCAATTGCATCAACCAATGCAGTAGTTGATCATACGATGAACGTGTTTTTTGGTGAGTCTCCTACATCTATAAGGGAACTCATGAGGAGATATGTCTTGCACCGTCAAGACATTTTCGCCTCGTCCGCAACCAATAATGCAAAATTCGTTAAGCTTAGGGATAAAGGCTTAGGATTATACCCTGGATGGGATCCTGACGGAGTCGATACCGAGTCAGGCAACTCATGCAACATTACATTACCAACTTTTGCTCAATGGTTCTCCCCATGTTATGCAGGTTGGCGAGGAAGTACTCGCACCAAGTACTTGTTCTCCGGTGCTATTGATTCAAAACCAGTAGTTACCAGAGTAGGATTTTCGTCTGCAAATCGCAGCACGGAAATTCTTTCTACATTCACAGACGCTGCCACCATGACAAAGCGTTTGACGTATGCAGGAAGCTCAAAAACAGCAGGTGGGTCTGCTACCACAAATATAGGAGTTAATGATACTATTGAAGTTGAAATTCCCTATTATAATGGAGATCGCTTTTCCACATCGCGAACACCCACACAAGCAGTCTGCAATGGTTGTCACTCTTCACAAATTGAGACAGTCATCTATGACAAAGGAGGCACTGGACCTTTCACTTCCACTTTTGGACAAATTATTTCTTGGAAATCAGTGGGAGAGGACTTTACATTTTTCTTCTTTTCTGGTTGCCCTATTATTTACAACAATAGGATCGTAATCAATGCTTAAAAAGGGGCGCCTTTTATTTATACGCAATTAAAGAGTTATTGGTACTCTAAAAACCAGAAAATGGACCTGATCTGAGGCCCATATAAAATTCAGATCGTTACCCAAGCAGTGGCCTGCTTGGACGGCATACTTTTATAGTATGTCGTTGTCGGAGGGAAACACCCCTAACAGCAAGTTAATAAATATATTATTATCATTAGTTTTTGCACTGTTAGGGGTCTTTCCTCTAACAGATTTTTCTAATGGTCATTATTTATTAATCTTGCACCGACAGATTTTTGTGAAGGCGATATGAAACTAATCATATCAAATAACCTGAACTTACTATCTCGGTCATTTACGCAAAA